GTTCTGAGGTTATTCTTCTGGAAAATTGGTGAAGATAATAAGAGGAATAAACCTAAAGAAAAGGAATCTAAATTTATTTATATATAATAATATGACAATTACAGAAAGGATAGAGATAGGGTTACTGGCAATTGTGGCAGTTGGTATTGGAGTTGCTGGTGTACATCTTCTGATCTTAACTTTACAATTTGTGTATTCTTTAATCTAAGGGGGTAGTGTGCTACAATATATTAAGCTATTATGGCTGTTATATAAGATGTAATAGTTTAATGTATGAAAGTAACTGAAAAACAGGTTAAAAAGGTTAAGAAAACAAAGAAAAAACTTCCAATTTACTACAAAGTTGGCAGACCAACTAAGTATAAGAAGAAATATTGTAAAGAATTGATTAAGTATTTTGATGTTAAACCTACTCACAAAGAGAAAGTTGTAAAGATTATTAAAGGAGTACCTATTGAGGTTGAAGTTGAAAAAGCTAATCCTATTCCTACTTTTGATTCATTTGCAACAGAGCATTGTGGAGTAAATCAGGATACATTTTATGAGTGGGTTAAAGTTCATCCGGAATTTTCCGAGTCTTTTAAGAGAGCAAAGTCATTCCAGAAGAAGATGATTTTATATCAATGTTCATATGGGTTTATTACTCCATCATATGCAGTTTTTCTAACAAAGGCACTTACTGATTTAAATGATATATCAAAAGTTGATGTTACAACAGCAGGAGAGAAAATTGATAATGTCAATTTATCTAGTGTATTATCTGAATTAAAGGAGAAGTCTGTTGATGAATTACAAAGAGAAACTTGAAGAAAGATTCAAGATAAAGAAAATGTGTGAATCAGATTTAGAATATAGGAAAGAAGTATTGTTAAGATGTGCTGATGATTCTGTATTTTGGTGTAATAATTTCGCATATACATTTGATCCAAGAGAGAAGAATAGAAATCTACCATTTATTTTGTGGGATAGACAGGTTGAATATGTGAGATGGGTTGAAAAGTTGTTAAAGAATCATGAAGATGGACTGATAGAGAAGAGTAGAGATGTTGGAGTATCCTATACCACTCTAATTGCAATTGTTCTTTATCAATGGCTCTTCCATGACTTTAATGCTTTAATTGGTTCAAGAGTAGAGAGTAAAGTAGATAAGACTGATGATCCTGATGCATTGTTTTGGAAGATAGATTATAACTTGAGGAGGTTACCAGCATGGATGCTTCCTGATGGGTTTAGTATGGACAAGCACAGAACATATATGAGGTTAAGCAGACCTGATAATGAAAATGTAATTACAGGTGAAAGTAGTAATCCTAATTTTGGAAGAGCTGGAAGATATAATCTTGCATTGTTTGATGAGATGGGATTTTGGAGTAATGCTAAAAGCTCATGGGAAAGTAGTGGTTCTTCTGCGACAACAAGACTTGCAATCAGCACACCACCAGAGTCTGGAAAGGCAAGTTTCTTTTATAAGTTAAGACAATCAGGAAGAACAAAGATATTTACATTCCACTACAAAGATGATCCTAGAAGAGATGAAGAGTGGGAGAGAGAACAAAGAGCAAAGCAGAGTGCAGAAGAGTTTGAAAGGGAAAGGAATATATCTTATTCTGGAAGTATTGAAGGGAAGGTGTATGCATCAGAGTTTATGCTAGTACCGGTTGTAAAGAGTAAGTACGATCCATTACAGCCATTGTATGTATCATGGGATTTTGGATTGGATGGAGTAGCAATGCAATGGTATCAATGGAATATTGAAATGGACAGATGGAGGTTAATTGATTCATACTTCAATACAGATAAAGACATAAAGTTTTATATTCCTTTTGTAACTGGGCAGATTCTTTCTGATAGAGCATATGAGTATAGTGATGTTGATTTACAGATAATTGCAAGACACAGATACTGGCAACCTGCTACTCATTTTGGAGATCCTGATGTTAAGAAGAGAAGTTTATTAGACAAGAAGAGTACAAGGGGTGTACTTGCACAATATGGTATTTATGTACAGAGTAAAGAGTGGGCAGGAAGAACACATTATGACCTTAGACAGAAAGCATTACTATTCATGAAGAAGCTGGAAGTAGATGAAGATAATAATGAGTTCTTTATTGAAAGTATTATGCAAAGCAGATACCCAGAGAGAAGTGAAACAAGTCAAGCTACCACTCCAATACAAGCACCAATACATGATATATATTCACATCACAGAAGTTGTTTTGAGTACATGGCAGATAATGCTCCGACAAAAGAAGCAGAAGCAAGAGTAGAGATTGGAAAGAATAAACTTGTAGTTAATGATATATATTAGTATTATATATGTATGAGAGATTCAAAATTAAATCCTGAATTAAAAGAAAGAGTGTTAGAAGTTAGAATTACAAAACTTGAAGGTGCATTGATAAAGAAACTTAGAGAGCTTGACTATGGGAAGTTTACTATTGTTATTCATAAAGTTGAAGGTCAACCTATAAGGGTTGAAGTAACGGAAGTAAATAGTTCAAGTGTTCTTCAAGCAAGGGATGGGCTGGAATTAGAGGGTGCTACATATGTAGACACATTTAATTTAAAATCAGATGAAAATGGCAATTACTAAAAAGAAAGGAAATGTAAAGAATATTGCTGATACACAAGAAAAGCTTGATATGACAGTAAAAAATGAAGCTCCTACAGCCCCTACAACAAACGGAAAAGAGATTAAGGGCATGTTAGACCTTGAATTAGAGCAAGAAGATGAGAAAAAACTACTTGTTCAGGTAAAAGCAGAGTATGAATTTGCGACAAGAGGGTTAGATAGTTGGATAGATAAGAATCTTAAAAGATTAAGATTGTATAACAATCAGAAAAGAGATGATGATTTAGTAGGAGAGCCACTTTTGTTTACTCATATGAATACATGGTTAGCTTCATTATATGATGATGAATTGGACAAGGTATGGATTGCTAGGGAAGATGGAGATATTGAATCAGCAGAGAACCTTACCAATGTTGCTGATTATGATGTTGAGTTAATGGGGAAAAGAGAATTAGATTTGAATATTTTATGGGATGCACTCTTTTATTCTTATGGACTTGTTGATATGTTGGAATTTGATATTGATAAGAAATGTCCAGCTCCATCAGTTATTGATCCAACTTCTTTTTATTATGATACTCTTTCTTCTTCAATAGATGGCAATAGTGTGAATAAAGGTGGAATGAGATTTCTTGGTTGGACACTATACATGAGTCAGAGAGAAGTAGAGAATAGTTTGTTTCTGAATGCAGATGCATTGGATAAGCTCAAGAAGGTAAGCAAGAAGGAGAGTAATAAGCAAGAGGAAGCAAGGAGAATGAGAATTGAAGCATTGGGAGGGGATATAGTACATTTTGATAATAATGAAATGAATGACAACAATGTTTATGAAGTACTACAATGGAGAACATGGTGGAATGGAAAAAAAGTGTCATTACTGCTCACTCCGGATATAGACTCTATACTTGGTGCTAAAATACTTCCAGTTGATGACAAAGGGAAACCTCTATCATGGTGGGTAGCAGCAAAAAGAATAAATCCACAGCCACATCAGTTTAAGGGTGTTTCATTACCGGATATATTAGAAGATAAGCAAAGAAAGAAGGCAGTACTTGTTAATGATATTCTTAATTTATCAAGGATAACTGTATACGGTTCTCATGCATTTAATAGAAATTTGATAAAGAACATAAATGATTTAAAGTGGGGATATGATAAATGGATTGCTGTTGATGGAGATCCACGATCTGCAATTGCACCAGTATATAAGGACAGTCCTAATCTTAACACACTTGATAATATGCTCAATTACTTAGATGTATCAGCTCAAACTGCGAGTGCTACTCCTTCTTTACAGCAAGGTGTATTGAGTGAACAACAAAGGACACTTGGAGAATTACAACTTGTAAGTGAGAGTAGTAAAACAAGGTATTCACTTGCATTAAAATCTATTGCAAGTGGTGATAAAGACTTCTGGAATTTGTGGTACTTGTCATACAAGGTATTTTTCAATGAAGGTCTTGGCGAGAAGGTTATTAGAATCTCTGGTTCAACTAGAAGTTTTAGAAGTATTAGCAAGAAAGATATTACATGTAAGATTGATCCTGATGTAAAGATTACAAGTAGAGCATTATCAGAAGCAAGTAAAGCAAGAAAGTTTGCTCAATATGCTGGTATTCTCAATATGATTATGCAAGATCCTGATGCAGACAAGAGAGCAGGGCTTAAATACGGTATGCATCTTATTAGTATGGATAAAGATGAAATTGACAATATACTTCCCCCAACGAGAGATGAAGTTATTGCAAAGGAACAAAATGACATGATGGACAGAGGAGAGATACCTCCATTCTTAGAGAATGATAATCACAGGGTGCATATAAGGGTTCACAAGGAAGCAAAAGATTCAAAGATTAAGGACAATCATATAATGTTACATATCAAAGCTCTAAAAATGGAGCAGATAAATCCAGCACTTAATCCAGATCAAAATGAGCTTGGAATGGGTGAAGAGCAGATAGCTCCACAGGGAAGTACACCTGTAATGCCACTTCCAAAAGAGTAACTAACTTAAATATATAAAAGAATGAAAGAGATGACAATTGAAGAATATACACAAGCAATAATGACAAAAAATGGTAGGAATGATATTGTTCATAAATTAAAAGAGCTTGTTGAGAGTGATGGTTGGAAGATACTCTGTATGTATTTGAAGCAGGAGGAAAAGGGATTGCAGTTGCAGATGGATAATATAAACAAAGAGATAAGTTTTGAAGAGTTGCAAAAAATCAGGATTAGATTGTATTATATAAAAGAGCTTGTTGGTATGCCGGAAACTTTTATCAAGGATATTTCGGAGATAGAAGATAAAGAAGTACCATCAGAGATATATTAAATAATTTTTTATTATTTTAGTTATGACAGAAGAAGTAAAAGAAAAACTTACAGATCAGAAAGAAGATGCAGATGAGCAGACTTCTACTGATAATACTACAGATGAAAATGCAGAGGATTATTTTAATCCATTTGCAGATGTGTCTGATGATAGTGAAGAGGAAGTAAAAGAAGAGAAAGAAGCAAAGGAAGGAAAAGATGAGAAAGAAGAGAAGGTAGAGAAAGAGCAGAAAGTAGATAAGTCTTTAATTGAGTTAGAGGAAGTGAAAGCAACAGTACAAGCTCAAAAGGATGTTGCAAAACTTATTAAAGAGAATCCAATGTATGCAGACTGGGCTGATGAGATTGCAGATATAGCAGCAAAAGCTATTGTAAGGGGTCATAAAGATCCAATTGAGTTTGCAATTAGAAACATTAAAAGTCCAGCAGAGTGGATAGAGATTGGAAGAAAGAGTGGTATTGAGGATGCAGGTGTTGCATTAAAAACAAAGATTGGGGGTTCAAGTCTTGGAAGAACAGAAGCTAGTTCTACTGATTTTAATGCAATGAGTACAAGCGATTTTGAGAAGTTTGTAAATAGTGTTAAGAATAGTGCTTGACAATATAGGTAATATACTCTAATATATAATTACAACTTAATAAGCAAAGGAATAACCTAGCACAAGAGTCATTTATGATTTTTGTTCTAGGTTTTTTTGTTTTATTAGTTATTTAAATTTTATTTTTTAATAAGATGAGTGCAAGTACAAGTACAATTCCTCATGCAATTAACAACTATTACGATAGATTGTTACTTGAAAGAGAGAAGCCTTATCTTGTCCATACAAACTTTGGACAGGTAAAAAATATCCCAGTTGGTGGGACGGATAAGATTAAGTTTAGAAAGTATGGTGCTTTAACAGCAAACATTACACCTTTAATTGAAGGTGAAACTCCTGCTGGTAAGAATCCATCAGTAACAGATATAACTGCTACTGCTCTTTGGTATGGTGATTACATCACATACACTGATAAGGTAACTATTGAATCTCCCGATCCAGTTCTAACAGAATTGACAGAAGTTCTCGGTGAACAAGCAGGATTATCAATAGATACAATAGCAAGAAACATTCTTGTACTGGGTACGAATGTACTTTATGCAGATGCATCATCTCCTAAAGTAAATGCTCAGACATCTGATGTTTCTGCAACAGATGTATTGGAAGCAGTTATATTGAACACAGCAATCTCAACATTGAGAAGTGCAAATGCTAAATATATAACTAACTTTGTATCCCCAGATGCTGGTTACTTAACATCTCCAGTAGCCCCATGTTTTGTAGGTATTGTCCATCCTAATACAGTAGTAAATCTAAGAGCAATCTCAGGTTTTGTTCCTGTAGAGCAATATGCAAACAAAGCAGATGTTATGCCTAATGAGGT